TAACAGCGAAAACCTCGTCGGCTTCGCCGCGGGTGCTGACGCTATCGCCGTGGCTTCGGGTCTGCCTTACAGCGAAATCCCTGGCTTCGATATGGCCGTCGCTACCGACGACCAGAGCGGCCTCTCCATCCAGATCCTTATGGGTCAGGAACAGAGCGGCTACTACAACGTCACCGCCACGCTGCTCTTCGGTGCCGCTGTCGGTCGCGCCACCAGCCTCGTCCGCCTCAAGTCCGCCTAATCGGCTGACTGACGGTCCAAAACAGGCCCCCAGCAATGGGGGTCTTTTTTTTGCCTAAGTCCGCAAGGGTATGAGTTTATACTCGGAGTTCCTACAGGATGCTAAGGACATTGTGGCCGACCTCGGTATCGACGGGCGAACCTATGATTCGTCTTTGACCTTCAAGGCCATGCTCTCCGACCCGGTGATGAATCAAGTCCTCGAAGCAGGGGGGTTCAACACCCAGACCATGCACACGGTAAGGCTCCCCGCCGTAACGGCCTCTTGGAGCCTCCCAGATGGGTCTATTGGGGCATCAGGTGCCACCCTGTCGGGCACTTCCCCCGTCGCCGCTTTTGCTATTGGTAAGAAAGTCGTGGTCGGGGGCCGCAATCTTCGCATCTCCTCGCGGACCCATAAACCAGAGTCTGCGTGGATTACCCTCTCGGTCATCGAGGACACCCAGTAAGGCCATGCCCCTTGGCACCGCTTCCAAGGAGCAGTTGTTTAAGGCTCTTGACGAGTTCGCCACAGACATAGGCCAGACGGTCGAATCTGTGGCTATCAGCGTGGCCGCCTATATGTGCCTCGACTCGATGCGCTTCACCCCTCCCCTGGCTCCAGGTGGCGGGGGTGGTGAAACAAAGCAGGCCGAATTGACCGGAGCCCGCGCTGTGGCTCGCGACATCAATTCCCTATTTGTAGCGGCCAACGATCGCAAGCGCGCCCCCGCAGCCATGTTGCTGATGCGGATGCAGTCCTCGGCAAAAATGCGGGACATGGGTTCATTCATCAAAGCCCACGACGAGGCCAAGCAGGTCGGCCTGCAGCTCGAGGTCGCGGTCGGCAATAAAATCGTCCAAGACGGTGACTCCATCCGAGCTTATAAGAAAGCCTGCAATTACTTTAACCAGACAAACGTCAAGGCCACTGAATACGGACCAATAGTGACAACCAATTTACGGGAAGTTCATGATGCTGCAAAACGCCAAAGTAACGGTAAAACAAGACTATCACGCGGCACTGGGGATTCTCGAGGCAAGTATCTCGTGGAAAGCGTAAGCGTCTTAAATGCCTACATCAAAGAGCGTCAGCTGCAGGTCGGACGGATGAAGTCGGGCTGGTGGAATCTGCTGATGGCACTCCCCCTCTCAAAAAACAAAAAAGGAAACCCATCGCTTGCCAGCAAGACCGTGTCCGGCTACGTCAAACGCTTTCCTGGCTCACCGTCCTCGTTCACCAAAACCACCACGAAAGACGGCACGGATATGACAATCGCAAACATGAACGGCGACAACGACAATATGGCTACGAAGTTCGGCGTCCCTGGCATCGTTTACAATCAAGCCATCGTGCGCATGGAGGCCCATCTGCGAAATGAAGCCATCGCCAATATCCGCAAGTTCAATGGGGGCTGATTGCCAGCCTGAGCAACTTTATGGGAACCAAGAGTATCCGCCACATCGTCGAGGCCTGTCTGCAAACCTACCTTTCAGCTGAGGCCGGGCTGGCTGGTGTCGCTATCTATACCGGAGACTCCCTTGATGAAAATGTGCTCCCAAAGGTCATCGCCCTGTGCGACTCGGCCAGAGCCCCTGGCGACCTCCCCGAAGGCCTTGGCAATTATCTCTGCTCGGTGCGTCTATCGGTCTTCTCAAATGCCGACGATACGACCCTCGCAGATCACCGTTCCCGCTGTGCGACCATTGACGGTCTAATGTCCAACCGTACAGCCCTGCAGGCTGTGTTCACGGCCTCGGAAGACGCGTCGATGTATGACATTACTCTCGGGAGCGAAGACGAAGGCGTTCAGGAGCGTTCATGGGCGACCTCATTCAGTTATCACATCCTAGCGGTACTGCCCGCGTAAGGTTGCCAGACCCCGCAAAATCAAATGGCCGCTATCAACCAAGGAACGATCTGCCTCTATGGCGTCGCTGGAACTGTTACCAACCTTTACGTGCAGTCCTACACTGTCTCGTCCTCGTTTAATAACATGGACTACGTGCAGGACGAAGCTGGCCTGACGAAGACGGCCCGCATGGATGACCGCAAGTCAGAGTTATCCATCGAAGGCATCTGCAAAACTGGCACGGTTCCCATCCTAGGCGTTAGCCTCTCTTTCACCGTGGCCGCTTCGAGCGCCTACCCTGATGGTAGCGCCTCGACCTCTTATGTTGGCTACGTCACGAAGGTCGAAGAAAAGGGCGGCAACAAAGAGTTCGTTAAAGTTAGCGTCAGCGTCGAAGGTTTCGAGTCCATCACTCCTGCCTAATTGACCAACGGCCAACAGGGGTGACAATGACCCCCGATGGATACACGTTTCGTCAACAGTTTTACCGTTCCGGCCCGAGTCAAATACTTGGGTCGGTCCGTTTATCCCTTTTGCCTAAAGCACCGTCTAGGTCTGATGGCATTGGGTTCGCCCCTTGTGACCGATGGTGAGCCCGTCAAGCCCGTGGACCTAATCATCGCGGCGCAGCTGTGTTCCGAAGATATGATCGGAGACTTCTCCTGGCGTGACCGTCTTTGGGCGTGGCGGATGGGTCGGGACAGGGCACTATTTACGGACGCTGTGCAGACCTTCCAAGGCCTCGTCGGCATGGATGACTGGCCCAAGTTCTGGGAGCAAACTACCAAAGCAAAGGCCAGCGGGGCGGGCATTCCTTGGGTGCTTTCGATTGTGGCGAATCTTATCGCCAACGGCATCGAGGAGCAAAGGGCATGGGAGATGCCGGAGCGTCAGGCTATCTGGATGAATACGGCTTTCGCCGTCCTGAAAGGCTCTGACATCAGCATCCTAACCTCCGAGGAGGAGAAGTTCATGGAAGAAACACGAGCCGCCGAGGATGCCGCCAAGGCAAAGGAAAGCGAATAACATGGCCGAAAGAACACTAGCATACAGCGTCAAGGGCACGACCAACGCGGAGCAGGTCGCTAACCAGACAAAGAAATCTCTCGGGACCATCGATATGGCCGTGGAGAAATTCAAATATAAATTGAGCCATGTCGGTAATCAGATCGGAAAGTCCCTGTTCCATATGTTCGGTCCCCTGGCTGTCGCCGGAGCGGCTGTCGGCTTTGTAATGAATAAGTTCGAAGAGGCCGCGGCCCGTATCAAGGACGCCGTGGACTTTGGAGGCTCTTTGGAGAAGAACGCCCGCGAGGCTGGCGTGACCATCGAGATGTATCAGCGCATGAAACAGGCCGCCGAGGCTGTAGGCTTCTCCCAGGAGGAGATTAATAACGCTTTCAAAAAGTCTCGTCAAATTATTATTGGTGCGAAGGACGAGCACTCTAAGTATTTCCAAATCCTCAAGGCCCTTGGATTCGCCAAGGATGACATCATCGCCGGAAATATCAAAGAGGAGGAAGTCCTCTCTCGCGTAGCCGCCGCCGTCAGTTCGACTACGGACCCCATTGAGAAAATGCGTATTGCTACTTCAGCCTATGGCTCGGACGCCGAGAAACTCGTGCAAATCCTTGAGCGCTGGAAGGCCGTGCAGGAAGCTCTTTCGTCTTCCAAACCAATCACCGACCCGGTGGCTAAAATCCTAAAAGAAAAGCAAACTAAGGAAGGCGATGAAGCGGCCCGTGAAAAAGCCCGATTGATGGAGCAACAGGCCGCACAATTTGCTTTAGATAAAGGTAACCTATCGCCATCCGTTCAGGCCGCCGTTAATAAAGCACGAATACAAAATGACATATTTACTGCTGGGGCCGGTGGTGCTGGTGGAACTTCTACGCCACTATCAAACGCTTTGCTTGCCAACTTCCCAGAAGTTCAAGCCGCTATCTTCGCTGATCAACAGGCCAGAATGGACGCCGAGAAGGCCAAGGCCGAAGCCGAAGGAAAGAGCAATGAAGCGGGACGCACCGCCGCATCTGAACTCGGCAAGATTGGCGACAAGACCGCCTCAGCCGCCTCTCAGGCCTTCAAGTCTCCCGAAGGCTTCTCCAATGTCATCGGGGTAGGCGCTAACCCGGTCATCGAGGCCATGTCCAAACAACTAGAGGCCCAGCTCGAAGCTAACCGTATCCTTGAACAGATCGCGGCTGGCGTGCCTTCCAGTAACTCCGGCGATTTTACCAAGGGCGGCACCTATCACGGCGACCTCTCCGACTAACCAATTTTAACCCTACCTTAAAATGTCCTATAAAAATCAAGGAGACCCATTAACGGATTACGTCCTACAACCTGGCTGGACGGTTAACATCGATTCCTATGGCCTAGCCACGGCCACCTGTGTCTTCAAGGTTAACGGCTCCGTCGATAAGGCCACCCCGCTAGTCGTCGGCCAAGCGCTACCAGATGCAGCATTTTCATTCATGAAGGCTCACAAGTCTTCATCGAAATATGACCGTTCGAACATCTCCACGGTGACGATTGACTATGTGGGCATCTGGGGTGGAGAAACCGAGACCATACCGCAGCTCTTCTCTGCCTCCTCATTATCTTCGGATAACATCACGACCCACGAGAACTTCTTCACGCACGCCGCCGATTACAGTGAAGTCATCTCTGGGACAGGATTCACGCCTGATACTATGCCGGGCATTGGGCCTGTCGTTAAACAGTTAAAATCGGACGGCTCTGGACCTTACCCAGTGCCATGTCACCTGACGAATAACGGCGCCGCTTTTGAAACTGCTACGGGTGGCCGTTTTATCGGTTTTGTAGATCCAGAGTTCACGGCATTCTACGGTAAGACGAACTACCTAACCCCTACGGCTAACTTCACGGGAATCGTCTACACGACCAACCCCGCCTTAGTGTCTACCTTCGTCGACAAAATGGGCTGGTCTTCGTCTACCCCTGACTGGGCCGGCAATCTTCCGCAACTTGTCCCTGACTACATGGGCTCAGAATTCTCGGGCGAAAGAGGCTCGCAACTTCTCCTGTCTCAGGCCTCCGTTGAAGTCTTCGCAGCTGATGTCTACAAAGTCAGTTTCGAGGTTAAGTTTTCTCGCGAAGGCTGGCACCCGGCTGTCTACAAAGACGTTTCTCCTGGCGCATGAGTGGCATCCAACAAGGCACGGGCCACGGGTTTAACTCGAATGGCAAATCTTTCACCATCAATGTAGACCAGCCGTGGGTTGATTACTGCGATGTGACGACTCCGCCCCCCGACCCGCTCCGCCCGATTCAGTTCCAAATAGATGTCACTAATCTAGCGCCTACACCGGCTGATCCACCAGAGTGGTTTTTGACGGTTGTCCCTGGCGCAGTTATGACGGCCCCGATTGGGACCAGTACCTGCATCAACGCCGAATGGATTGACGAGATTGACGCTCGATGTGATCCAGTGGGCGGAGGCATCGAAGACCCAGAGAGTCCTACGGCGGTGTTTCTATTCAGAATTACCACTGACGGAACAAGCGAGTTCATCCTGTGGGTAGGACCAGAGGGTGACTATACTCCGGGCTGTCCAGTATCGCTCCCCGATAATATTGCCCCAGGGGGCGCTTACACGGCTCAGGCTCAACGCGTCGGTGATGCTACTTTATCGGGAGGCGTTTGGACTATCAATCAAGTGTTGCAGGGAACGATTACCTTCCCCGATTACATTGATAACTCACACCCATTCAAGGTGCGCTTGAAGGGATCAATCCCACTTTCAGGCCCCGTTAAATACACCGTAGATACAGGTGCAGTAAATAACTCAATCCCGACTAATATGACTGACGATGTTGAGGTAGACATCAGCCACGATAATTACATCTTCATTCAGACATACGTGGGCGCGGGAACACCCGGCATCTTTCCTGATCCAGATGCCTTGACCATTGAGGTAGATAGCACGCCTTCCGTAGACTCAAGTACCTCAGCCTCGGTGGCCATCGCTAAGATTGATAGCGGTACAGGGAAAGTCCATCAGCTCGTAACTGGGTCGCTCTGGGGCAGTCGCATTTCGTACGGTATTTACTACAAATATTACTGGGCCCGAATCTAATGGCCGAGGATGCTTTAACGTGGGCCAAACTGTTTATCGCTGTTGGCGCTAATAGTAGCGTTTCACCAATTATCTCGCCTTACGCTCATTCGGATAATCGGGAGTATGTCTTACAAGCATCTGGAGACCCTGTCAGTTGGTTTATTTCAGCTTCTGGCACCCCAATGCTATCTGACGCGGGAACATACTTTTTTTATCCCGGTGTAATCATCGCCTTCGACCACCAAGACCCCGTTACGCTGGATGACTATTATCGGCTATATATAGACGGTCGGGGCTTCATAGATGACATCAGGCCTCAAGCCATTGGCGAGTTGGTCACGCTTGACGATGACGATGCCACCACCGTGGCCATTGACTCAGACTCTTTTGTGGGTCTTTACGATTCAGGCACCGGTACCCTTTTCCAGATGGGCAACGATTCAAGCGCCCTAGGGGCCCATATCGTAAGCATTGGTAAGATGATGGCCGTAACCTAGGCCATTTATTGACCTTTTGAACACCCACTTTGCCCCCCTCGGCATAGGTATGGCGACAACGGCGACATTCAAACGGGGCACCACCTTCGCGGCAACGATAGTCTACACCCCAGACGCAGGGGGTCCGGCTAACCTGTTGGGCACGGGCATTACCTCGGACATCATCGACTCAGGCGGGACGACCTACCACCTCGACGAAGTGACCGCCGTTGATGGAATGTCATTCAACCTCTACTTCCCTACCGCCACCTCCGAGTGGTCTACGGGCACGGCTCGCTGGGACATTAAGTTCAACTACGCTGGGGCCATCTTCTACTCCGAGACCCTGCGCCTGAACATCATCGACGAAGTTACGCACTGATATGTCCGTCACGATCCAGTCCTCCTCCTTTGGGACGCTGACGGTAAACGTAGACTTCACGGATACGACTCTCAGCTGCACGGTCCTAACGCCCGCCCCTGCCACCCTTACCCTGGCTCTCGGCGTTCCCGGCCCTCAAGGCATCCCCGGCCCGACTGGCCCTTCGGGTGCTGGCATCATCCCTGGCGGTACAACTGGGCAGGTGCTGTCCAAGGTAGACGCTACCGACTATAATACCCAATGGTCCGACCCTGCTGTTTTCACGGGTGGCGAGGTTGCTAACCCGATCACGATGCACGACGGGTTGGTCGACAGCGAAATGTCGGCATCGTTCTTCGGCGTTGAACTGACGTCTGACACTTCGCAAAACGCCTCGCTGTCCTACACCGGGCTGAATGTTCAGATTTCCGGGTCGGCGATGAATGTCACGGCCACGGGGATAACCTTCCCGGACTCGACCGTCCAGACAACGGCGGCTAATCCGTTCAATGGCGGGACGATTGCCAACAGCATTACTTGGGACGGTGGAATTAATACCCAGCAAACCGAAATTGGTCTTACAGGTTTTTCATACAACAATTATGATTTTAATTCTTCGGTAATAATCGATGACAATCAAAGTGGTATTCGTGTATCAAATTATGGTGGAGGTGCAGTGGGAACTTCTATCAAGCAAGACGGAATCACCTTCCCAGACTCAACGGTTCAGACCACGGCGGCCTCGCTAACGGGCTACGCCACGGAGTCATTCGTTACTTCGCAGGGTTACATCACGCAGACAACGGCAGACGGTCTTTACTACCCGCTGTCCACCAACCCCTCGGGTTACCTTACAGACGCCACTTCGGACGGACAGACCTATGGCCGGAACAATGGATCGTGGGTAACGGTTAACGGATACACGGGTGGCCCGCTGGCGAGTGATTCCACTTGGACGGTTGGTAATCAAACTACTACGGCAGGCGCTGGCGCTGTCTCGATTTTCAATACCGATGGCCGTAACGTCGTGACGGATATCGACCACCTATCTATCACGGACGCCGTCAGCAATTCGGTTAGTGTTTCTCCTGCGGGCATTACGTTCACGAATACAACGACGTGGGCTGGCATCGTTTTCCCGGACGCTACGACCCAGACCACGGCCTACACGGGCGGTGGCCCATTCCTCCCGCTGTCCGGAGGCACGATGACAGGGGCAATTGTCTTTGACGGCACTTCCGGCCAATACATCAACAAGGGAAACTTTGATACCTCCCGTGGCGGCAACTACGGTATCAGCCTGGTCTGCTCCATTGGCTACGAATTCAACTGGCAGGCGGGTTGGTTGAGAACTACGGAACAAGGCTCGACGACCCCTCGCCCGCTTTATTTAGACAGCGGAGCTGGCACGACCTTGCGCTCTTGGAACTCTGGAGACAATACCGGCATCGAGGTATCGCACACGGCAATCACCTTCCCGGACGCTAGCACCCAGACGGTGGCCTTCCCTGGCTTCGCTGGATACGCTCCCCTTGCTTCCCCAGCGCTTACAGGAACCCCAACGGCCCCGACTGCCACTCTGGGCGATGACTCCACGCAGATCGCAACCACGGCCTTTGTCCAAGACGCCGTCATCTCTGGGTCGGCCCACGCTGAAACGCTCCAAGCCACGGTTCGTAATAACACCGGGTCGACGCTGGCCTCGTTCACGGTGGTCTACATTTCAGGCGCAGTAGGCAATAAGGCCGCCGTAGCCAAGGCCCAGGCTAACTCTGAAGCGACCTCCTCCGGTACCTTCGCCGTAACGGAGTCCAGCATCGCCAACAACGCCAACGGCATCGTCATCTCGGCTGGCGTCCTGTCCAACGTGGACACCTCGGCCTTCACGGACGGGGATAAACTCTACCTATCCTCCACGGTGGCGGGCGGGGTTACTACTACGAAGCCTTCAGCGCCGAATCATCTGGTGTACGTTGGCGTTGTCACTCGCTCGCACCCGACGCTAGGGACGGTCTCGGTACGCATCCAGAACGGCTACGAGCTGGAACAACTGCATAACGTCGCCATCGCCTCGGTGGCCGACAAAGACCTGCTGGCCTACGAGTCTTCGACGACCCTCTGGAAAAACAAGTCTTTCTCAACGCTCGGACTGGCCACGCTCTCCGGCCCAACCTTTACGGGAGTGCCTGCCGCGCCGACTGCTAGCGTATCGACAAACACCACCCAGTTGGCCACCACGGCCTTTGTGGTCGGTCAAGTAGGCACCGCTACCCCCTTGGTCAACGGGACGGCGGCTGTGGGGACTTCGCGCCTCTACGCTCGACAGGATCACGTTCACGGGACGGATACCAGCAGGGCGGCGGTAGACTCTCAAGCCTTCACGGGTACGCCTTCATTACCTACTGGCACGACTGCTACGACCCAAACCGCCGGTGATAACACGACCAAGTTAGCCACCACGGCGTTCGTCACGGCTGGATTAAGCGCGCGCGATCCAAGTGTTACCGATGTCCTAAACCCGAACTCATCTACTAAAGTTTTGACGCTTGATAAGGTCGGCCTTGCATTGGCTAGCCCGAACTTCATCTCACTTGCGCATATCACATATACTCAAGTTTCTGGAAGCGGAGCAGTAACAGCCGGATCTGGTGGAACATTTTGTAGAGAAACTTATTTGAACTCTTTAGCCACAGGTCGTGCATCGTTTAATTATGGCATTCCGAATACCCCATCCACTTATATTTCAAATTATACAGATAGCAGTAAGATTGATTGGTCAAAGCCAGTTAGATTAAGCGGAAGTCATAAGTTTGGAACAACCTCATATGAAGGTGATGCCAATACCTATACGCGCATAACTTTGGGCGGTAGCACTACTGCCACAACTGGTGATATGACTATCGCCGGAATCGGAATTAAAAAAGTGGGTGGAACTGCTTCTAAAATCTTTTTAACCGTTCATAATGGAACAACGCTTACCAATGTCGACTCTGGAATCGCTCCCTCTATTACGAATGGTATAAATTGGGTTATTGATTCAGATGGTGCAGGAAATGTTTCTTTATACATCAATAATTCACTAGCCGCTACGACCTCCGCAGGACCAACTTCACTTTCCATAACTGCTGGAAACCTTTATCGGGAACAAGTCGAAGCAACTGCTACCCCAACGGTTAAAGCTTTGCTATTAGGTTCTGGCGGATGGATTTATATAAACCGATGAAATACTCCGTCTCTTATATTGGCATGCCATCGCTGGGCGACCCTATGGGTCTGGTTTCTGCGGTATTCCCTCAGTATCAAACTGAAACCCTTGCAGGTCGTGCATCAATGGAGGGAAGTGGTTACTGTGCTTTTGTCACCTTCGACACCCCGCAAACCCCCA